CGGTATGTTGCAAACCTTATATGATAAACCCATGCCCGAAAAGGCTTTTGATTGTTTTGGGTTAACCATCATCGACGAGGTTCATCGTATAGGAAGCGAACATTTTTCCAAGGCATTGCTACGTATCATTAGTCCAAATATGTTAGGACTTTCTGCAACGGTCGACCGAAAAGACAAATTAACATGCGTGTTATATATGTTTATTGGACCAAAAGTATATACAGAAACACGAAAAAGTGATGACCCCGTATGTGTGCGCGCCATTGAATATATATCAACGGACTCCCAATTTAACGAAGTCGAAAATGATTTCAAAGGTAACCCCAAATACAGCACAATGATATCCAAATTATGCAATTTCGGTTATCGCGGCGATTTCATTGTGAAAGTAATGCAAGATTTGGTTTCCGAAAGCAAAGAGAAAGGTGGAAATGCACAAATTATGGTTTTGTGTCATAATCGGTCACTATTAACCTATCTTTACGACGCAATTACCCATCGTGGATTTGCAACCGTTGGATATTACGTGGGAGGAATGAAACAAAAAGATTTACAGGAAACAGAGGGCAAACAGATTGTATTGGCCACCTATGCAATGGCGGCCGAAGCCCTTGATATTAAAACCCTATCTATATTGGTCTTAGCAACTCCTAAAACGGATATTATTCAATCAGTCGGACGCATATTACGCACTAAACATGATAATCCTCTTGTCGTCGACATCGTAGATAAACATGATTTATTTCAAAACCAATTTCGAAAGAGAAAAACATACTATCGAAAATGCAATTACCGGATTTTAGGTTCTGACAATATTCGATACCAAAATATGACAGATACAACATGGACTACCCTTTATGAACCGAAACAGAAGAATCAATCAGACAAAGAATGCACGGGTGGTAATCCACTGCTCAAGCAAAAATGCTTGATTTCAATTGAGGATTTGGATTAGAATAGATCTAATAAATTTCTATATATGTGTATACTATATCATGCGAATGGTTCATGAACAGTATAATGGATATGAAGGACAATCGGTTCATCCTATCATCATCGATGTATATTCAAATCGCGAGACAAAGAAAATTCAACATCTAATAATACGGTCCAATGATCCAAACATACACGGCAAATACAAACAGATTGGTAAACTATACGCAGACTTGGAATTTGTATGCAATGAACATAACCCAGACCATGATACCCGAAAAAAATATAGTTTTGTATTGAAATCTAGATGGCGCATCGATTTTGACCAGAACCAAGGCGTACCCATCGAATTATTCGTATTTCATCCCAAATATATCATGGATTGTTCCGATAATTGGAAATTGCATAATAGTGGTAAGATCTTTCCCAAAAGTGATGTATCTTCCACCATAAATAATCCGAATTTAGTAAGTGTAAAGACGGATAATCGCGAGTTTTTAAATAAAGGGTATATACCCGTCGTACGTTCTGGTGTGTGTATATGGTTGGGAAAAATTTGTTAGCGCGACAATTTACGTTTGTTATATTTGGATTTAGTTCGTTTTTTAGTATATTTTCTTTGTTTGTTTCGTTTTCTTCTCGTCTTTTTACGCGGACCCCCACCAGATAGAGTTATAAAGTTTGGACGAATAAATATCTCTGTGTTTTTTTCTTCGATAGACAAATAACCATGATTTTTGATACTAGGAAAAGCAGTATATGATATATTATATATACCAGTTGAAAAATTTCTGGCATCTACGTTGTTGTTATCAACCGGTAATTCATCCAACTTAGTCCCCCCTATTCCAGCAATATGTTGTATAAACTTTACGGGTGCTGGTTTATCTTTGTCTAATTCATCGTTGACTGCCATGGTTATTTCATTGTATTGATATAGATGGAGGTCTGCACACAAATAATAATTATTCGTACCGGATCTGCATGAAAACGCATCAAACAATAGATTTGCAAAAGGCGGATGATGTTGTGGATAAGTAATATTGATGTCAGCGGCCTTCTTTTTTTTTAACCCTGTAAATGGATGATGTCCAATAATAATCACATTTTTTGCGGTTGAACTCTGAACTTTTTCACGAACAAATTTATGTTGTTCCTCCATCAAAGTATAAATTGACTTATTGCCATAAATGGTATTATAACATGGTTGTGACTCATCCGAATTATCCTCATATAAACTTGTGTCTATAAATATAACCAATGTGTTTTCAGATAATTCACGAAATCCAGTGTTTATTAGTCCATGGATTTTTTGTTCGGTTTCCAAAATAGAGCAGTCATTTTTATGAACTGCTTTATTCACAATCTCAATAGTAACGTTATTAATATCAACAATTCGAGTAAGTTCGCTATCAGGTACTACATCATGGTTTCCAATCAACACTATTTTATCATCGATGTTGATTCGATGTAAACATTGAAACCCCGATATAAGTGTTTGTAGATTAGCCGTTTTTTCTTTTATATTTGATTCTATTGTTTTGTCCGGATAATAATTATCGCCTGCAACGACTAAAAACTGTGGCGTCAACCGCGAAATATTTGAATTTATCAGGTTTAATACTTGTTCGAATCGATTTCCCGGACATACACCTTGATTCCAGCAACCAAAATGAATGAAACTTGGATTATTCGTCATAAAATTGAATTATTTATGTAGTATACATATATTACATAAATAATGTTAACCGATCATGATTTAATTGCAAATAGAAATTCATATTCAATCGATGTTCTTGAAAAAAACATTGACAGATTAAGTCTAAAAGCCCTCTTGTATACTCAACATTTGACACCTGAGTTTTGTGTTAAATATATAATCGACAACGACGAACATGCTTCGTGTGGCGAAGAAGCAGATATTTCTAAATATGCAGTTGCACGTGCTCAACCTCATATATCGATTCAAGAATTGGATGATGCATTTCGGTATTTACACAACCAATAAAAATACGCGTATTTTTTACAATTTACACATATGTACGATATGTTGTTTATTATGTGCAATACGTACTGGCATCCATCGTTTAAATTTTACCGAATAAGAACACTCGATGGTTTGAACCTTTTGTAAATCCACATATTTATCTGCACATGTGTCTTGAAATTCCTCTTCGTCATCACTCTCTTCTAACGCATCTAAACATTCATTTTCTTTTATTTTCCTAAAAATCCCGTTCATCATTGCACTCACTTTGCAGTTGGGAATGTATGTTATTCCACAATAAACACGCGACGATTTTGACCCAAATGCATAAATATGATAAATATCATTTTGTATATCGGCCTTCATCTCAAAAACGGTTGCTCGTTTGTATTGTGGTTTGTTTGTGTGAAATTGGGGTAAGGAAGGAGGTATAAACAACATGGTATCAGGTATCGTTTGTGTTTTTGAAATATTCGTCATTATATTTCGCGACTGTGGTACATTGATAAATGGAGCAATTTTATGCAAGGGGCGATGTTGTATATGATGTATTGAATAGGGTATATCGTTCTTATATTTCTCTGGAATTTTATTTGTATCCACTGTACCTGGTTCAATATTCCAACAAACTGGCAACATAATGGGTAAAACCGTTTCTTTGCCGAAAATATTCGAATGTTGTGTGAATAATAGATTTATGAATGCCAATTTTTCTTGAAAATGTTGGCGATATATCAAAAGACCAAAACATATTAAAATATCCTCAATAATAAACATGTCACGCTTATCTGAGATTTCACATATACAACCATAAAGCATGGTTCCATATGCAAGTTTTACGGGTATATCATTGTCAATTAATATACGAACCGCACCGATTTTTTTGTCTTTATCGAGGTCCATACATAAACATACATTGCGATCTTTATAATACGTAAACCATAATATCACCTTTTTTCCATATGGAATCGCCATCGTGATATCGTAGTCAGTTGAAACCTTCTTATGTGAAATCGTTTCATAAGAAAGTTCGAAAGATGGCATGTGTGCCAAACAGTCGGTTTTTTGAGTATATGATAGTTGCATTTGAAACTAGTTATATTTACACCGTTATGTTTATATCGTTTCAATTTTTTTATTTACTCAAACTTCAGTCGCTATTAACTGTTCCAGTTCATCATTCATTGCAACTAAATCGTCATTTGTCAATTTAGTAACAGGTTTAAATTCTCGATCTTTTTGAGCGCGTTCGTTGAATTCATCCATAATGTTTTGATATTTCTTTATATGCGTTCCTATGATATCCTTGGTTTTTTTAGTCGTATAGGTGTCTTTTAAATATTGCAAAAGTCGATCGACTAAATATATTATAAATAAACATATCGTAATTGTTTTTATAAAATTCCACATTACATTACATAAAAGATAGAATAGTATTTATTCTTATGAACGATTTGCTTTGCGTGTTTTACGTCGTCGGCGTCCTGTACCGCCCGAAGATCCAACGGATTCTAGTGTGGCAATTCGTTCTTTAAGTAGTTGTTTTATATCTTCATTTAATTCGTTTATTTTTTGATTCTGGCTATTGATAATATTTTGTAGGGAAGCAATGTTGTTATCTACAAGACCATTGTCAGTAACAAAATCATTCTCCTCTGGAGAAAGGGACGCTGGGTCACTTGAACTAAATGCACTTCCCACATCACTTGCAACACCCTTTGCTGAACTAACAACCGTATCCATAAATGAATGGGATGTATCATTTGCAGAATCTACTTCCGTAGGTGACCCTTCATTTGCATCTATGCCTACAGAATCAACATCTATAGGTGATTTGGGTGTTGGTGAAATATCCTTCGATGTAGGAGAAATATCCATAGGAGATTCTTCTTTTACATCCACGGAAAAATTTTCATCAGCATCCATAAAAGACCCTTCAACGGAACTCACATCTGTTTTTGATGATTCGTTTTCATCCGGACTAAGTGAGATATCCAGTGGGGTTGGTTCACTTGGCGCGGGTTCATTTGGCAAAGACTCGCTTCCAGTTGAAAAATTTGACCCTTCTTCTTTTTTTTTATCATCCTCCTCAGGGGTTTCTTTTGATGCATCATCACCACCAAATAAAGTATTTAAAATACCTCCTCCGTTTTGTCGATTAAGTTTATATAAACGTTTTCGAGACACACGATTTTTATGTTGGTTTGGGGTTGTCATTCGGTATATATTCAATCTATATATTATAAAATAATATAAACAATAATTTCCTAAATACATGAGTATGGTTCAAATCGTATTAATTGATAAAGCCGGCGTTGTAAAAGATACGAATATTAATTCGTATGATGAAGCAAAGTTGTATCGAAAGGCCGGATTTAAATCAAATGGCGGGTTTTCACAAAGGGTCTCCTGGGAATATGTACACAATTCGACTGTATATTTATATGGAAAAAACGACGGTCGCGCCGGGCAAGAAAATAAATATGACTTGCCTCCTCCGGCTGATAATATATTACTATTTGGAACAAGCGTTATAATTTGCAAAGACGAAAACGATAACATCACTAATTTTAATAGTAAGATGTGGAATTCTTTCTATGAACGATTATTTGGCGGGTTTGAAGATATTAACAAAGAGGATAGTGATGAGGATGAAGATGAAGATGAGGTATATGCCGATTTGCCTAAAACAAATGTTGGATATGCAAAGGATGGATTCGTTGTTGATGACGAGGATGAGGATGATGAAGGAGAAGATGAGGATGAGGAAGATGATTGTGATGATGAGGAAGATAATATAACCCATAAAACTCGAAGTGCAAGTAAAAAACAATATGATGTGTTTTCAAACTTGACATCCAGTGTAAGTGAAAAATATTGCGCGTGCGGAGATGAGTTAAGTGAGGAAGAATATATCTGAGAGGAGGATTATCTGTTTGTGTTTGAAAAAATGTGTTTGATACAAAATTGATTTAAACGTACACAAATATACACTATATTACACATATAATGTATAAGATTACCAATCCCGACAAGTTTCGCAGGAATATTTCCGACAAGTTTCAACATATTCTTAATATGAAAGAACAGTCTGCTTCGATCAACCTGGAAACGGGTGTATATAATTATACCATAAAAGAAGCAACACGCCGTAAAATAGTAAAGAAATGGGACAATCAACCGTTTGTTACTATTTATGTGGATAGATTACGAAGTATCTATATCAATCTAAAAAATATCGATCTAGTAACCTTACTGCAACAGGGCGACATTGAACCTCAAAAACTCGCCTTTATGACTCACCAAGAATATAAGCCTGAACGATGGCGCAAATTGATCGAAACTAAAATGAAGCGCGATGAATCAAAATACACCGATAATATTCAGGCGTCGACCAATATGTATACATGTAAGAAATGTAAATCAAAACGATGTACCTATTATGAAATGCAAACGCGCAGTGCAGATGAACCTGCAACCATCTTTATCACTTGTCTAGATTGCGATAAGCATTGGCGGTCTTAAGCATATGTATTATTCTGAAACTATATAGATAATAGTTATGTATATTTATAAACTTTCGCATTGATATAGTATGTCGTATTACGCTATAAAGCAATCCTTTTTGTCACAGGTTCTTGAAACAGGTTCATCTGCATGTTTTTTTTGTAACCAAACATTTGATAATGCAAACCTGAAATTAGATCATATTTATGTAGACAAAAAAATTTGTAAGACTTGTTATTACAACCGACACTGTGAGAAGTGTGGTCTAAAATGTGATTTGTTTGAAATGATGGAAGGTGATTATAACGTAGAGCATACTCTTGTGTGTAAACCATGTAGCGTATATACACGAAATGCGTGTGATAGGTGTAAACGCGGCTATTATACGTTTGAACTACAACTCACATCGGACGGAGATCTGTGTGAGAGTTGTATTGATATAATATCTTATGAGAATGATAGTGATGAGATGTAAACCGTCTCAGTCTAATTGCATAATTTTACATCATAACCAATGTAAAATTAAGATATGTGGGTATTGCCTTGTAACTGTGTTTGGTCTGACCCAGTTGGATTTTCTGTGTTTTGCCGCGACATGATAACAAAAGTAAATATGGGTTTTTGGTTGATAAAAAGGGTAAAATGGTTGAGGGTTTTTTGGTTGATAATGGGGTATTTTTGTTGAAAAGTAATATACATCCGTATAAAACTTATATGAAAGAGTTTGGAAAAATCCGAAAGTGGAGAGAGGTATTTTCTCTCTCTCCACTTTTGATATATTGAAAAGAAATTTAAAAACGGTTGTCAAAATCCCAACTGAGACTGAGATGGTGCGAAATAAAATCACCACCAATCAAAATGACTGTCCAAAAAAAGTCTCAGATTATCGCTAAAATAGTTGCCTCATAAACGATTTAGAAGTAATATATACATTAATTGTATACAATGCCATCTAAAAATGCCCCCACTACCACTTATAAGTTTCATTGTTCATTTTGTGACTTTAACTGTCACAAAAAACGTGATTATGACCGCCATATTTTGACTGTGAAACATATGAAATATTTGGCAAAGATTGAGACTGGAGATTATATGGATGGATATTTTTGTGATTGTTGTGACTTTTCCAGTAACAATAAATACAACTACGATAAGCATTTGAAAACATCTAAGCATGCAAAGAATGCATTATTGTTCACAAATGATAACGATGGTAACCATATGGTACAAAAAATGCATAAATATAATGCAATTGTAGCACCATACGATATACCGTCTGATACATATACAAATGTGGTTCAAACACTAGACGAGAAAATGAAAAAATGCCCCAATGGTAACTTTGATGGTAATAATGGTAATTTTGATGGTAACGAAAAAGATGCGGTGGATTACCTCATTTGTCATTGTGGAAAGAAATATAATTTTTCGTCCGGGTTATCGAGACATAAAAAAACCTGTGTTGATTCACCCAGTCACGCGTCCAGTCACACCCCGAATAATACATCTTTGTCGTTGGGCGATAGTGAACTTATTCATAAAATAGTGCATGGCAATCAGGAGTTTCAAACCCAAACGCTGCAAAACAATCAGGAGTTTCAGGCAATGATGTTGAATATGTTTAAGGAGTGTATGCAGAACACGAACAAGACCACCGAAATGTTTGTAGAAGCCTTACCTAAAATGGGTAACAATGTGATAACAAGTAATACGAATAGTAACAACAACAGTAACAATACAAACAACATCAATTACTATCTCAACGTGACTTGTCAGAATGCAGAGACTGATTTAGACTTTTTAGAGCAGTGGAAAGAGCGGTGTATTGAAATGTTTCATGAGAAGAAACTCCTAATGGCCGAGCGTAAGATCAGTTTCCCAAATATGTGTACGGATGCCTACTTTAAGCAGATAAAAAGCAAACCACAAACGCAGCGGTTTATTCAAACCACAAATTGGAAGGACGGACGGGTGTATGTGAACACGGCCAAGTTGGACGAAGATAAGAATCCCACAGGAGAATCGGAGTTTGTTTTACACGAGGATGGTTTGGAATCAGTCACAAATCATATGTCTCATGCCCTTGGAAAAAGCATATTAGAGCACGCCAATAAGGAGGTTGAGGAAAAATATTTTGAAGAAAATAGAAAGTTCAATATATTTTCTAGGCAACCCACCACACCTGAGATCGAGTGGAAGCGAGACATGACCGGTGGTTTAATGATAGGTACAAGTGAGGTTTTCAACATATTATGCTCCCCGGCTGCCCGAACAAAAATAATGAAGGCCACTCATAAAGAGTGAACTTTATTTTGTTTTGTTTCGTACTTACATTTTTACACATTCAAATAATGAGAACTTTTCTAATGTTTTTCTCACTATTTGAAAATTATTAGATTCTAATAAATTTACACCCTTGGTAATAATTTTCCTCCTACACTATTTACTATGCTTCCATCCTCAGTGAATTCAGTCCATCGCTTGGACGGTTCAATTATATAATTTACCATTACTTTCTAAGACTCGGTTTGCTTCGGAAATATATTCTTTACAATTTGAACCCCACATAGCCAAGGATAATATACAAATTTCTACATCATCGTCATCTAATACGTATAATTTTTTTCATGTAACGATGTATCGTCTCCTGAAATGTATTCTTTGGATAGGATTCCCATTGAGGCAAATCCATTTGCTTTAGCGCGATAAAACAGTGTTTTCTGTGCATCTTCAACGTTTGCCGGGTTTCCGTTCCACGTTGCAATAACCGACGATTGCAGTGCCCGTCCGTAAGAGAATGTAAGACGCCATGGTTTATCAACCTCTACATTATTAATACAGTTCAACGCGCAACTTGCTTCACTTTCGGACATCCCACCCGACAAAAATACGACACCAGGCATGCTTGGTGGAATGACTCGTCGAAACACATCCACAGTGTACCTTGCTAAGGTGTCATAATCGTTTTTTTGTGAGGAAGAAACACCCTGGCGTATCATGTTTGGTTTTAGTAGCGTGCATTCAATGTCTACATGGTGACGTTGGAGTTCGCGATAGACTACACTCAGTACTTCAATAGCAATGTCTCGAGATTGTTCATAGGTATGAACGCCATCCATCAATATTTCGGGTTCAACAATGGGAACAAGACCGCAATTCTGACATATCGATGCATATCGCGCCAACGTGACAGCGTTTTCGTGTATTGAAATATCTGACGGCATATTTTTATTCACGTCGATCTTCAACACAGATCGCCATTTTGCAAACCGTGCGCCAGCGTCGTAATAGCGTTTACATCGAACATCAAGATCGTCTAAGCCTTGTGTAACGGTTTCTCTATCAGTACCATATAGGGGTTTAACCCCTTTATCCACTTTAATGCCGACTACAATATCCGTATCCAATAATGGTTGTATCAAACGAGAGCCATCCTCTTTAACGTCCATCAATGTTTCTTCAAACGTAATAACACCACTAATATGTGTGTTTAAATGGGGTGTTGTAAACAACATATCTCTGTATGCAATACGATTCGAATGTGTGTTTTCTAAATGGATTGAATCGAACCGTTTTCCGATCGTTCCAACGCTTTCGTCGGCAGCAAGGATGCCCTTGGTGGGGGCACATAGCCTATGTATGGTGTCTTTAAGTTCTTTTCTAAACATAAATGTTATACATTTGGAATATATAAAGGCGGTTGCATGAAAAATCATTGTGGTCGTTTGAATGGATATAAATATTTCATCACATACAGTATTACATATGCCCGCACCTACACCTACACCTGATAATGAAAATGAAAAAATTCCACGTGTGTCAGATGAGTTCTGCGCTTCTATCAAAGATTTTACGGCTGATTTAAGCATCACGTTTCCTGAATATGCAAGCAAGTGGATATTTACAACCCACAATGACTTCCAGACCTTGTTTGAATACTGTTTAGTGATTTATCCCGAACGGTTTTTTGATATTTTGAACCAGAATGAGGATATTTTTAGGGCCGATAGTGAGGTCAACGTCGATTTTTTACCCGGGGTTGATTTTAAGATGCTCTATCACTGCAAGGGTATATCCAGTACCACTCGTGAAACGATGTGGAAATATTTACAGGTGATTTTGTTGAATTTAGTGAATTCTATGAAGGATAAAATGGGTTTTGGTGATCATACAACAGACTTGTTTTCGCAATTAAACGAGGGTGATTTACAAAAGAAATTAAAGGAGACGATGTCCAAGATTACTGACTTTTTTGAAAATATGGAGAAATCCGATGACGACAAACCCAATGTGTCCATGCCCAAGATGGAAGATTTACATAAAAATATACAGAAAATGTTTGATGGAAAGATTGGGCGATTAGCAAAGGAGTTTGCCGAAGATATGAGTGCGGATCTTGCAGCGTCGTTAGGTGATAGTATGGAGGGTGTCGAATCCACCTCGGATGTCTTATCCCGATTGTTGAAACATCCTGATAAGATGATGGGTGTAGTAAAATCAGTGAAAGATAAATTATCCGAAAAAATGACGTCGGGTGATATTTCGAAAGAAGAATTGATGCAGGAAGCTAGTGAAATGATGAAAGGTATGGGGAATTTAGGGGGAATGGCTGATATGATGAAGGGGATGATGAGTCAGGGACAAGGAAGCGGAGGAATGGCTGATATGATGAAGGGAATGATGGGACAAGGAACGATGAACCATAAACAGACTGACACCAATCACAAAAAAACAACGACGATTGAACGACTCAAAGCGAAAGCCAAAGCAAAGCAAGAAACCGAACTCGTGAAACGTTTAGAAGAAGAAGCTGCCAAAATAAATAGACAACGTGAATACGACGCCTATATGCAAGCAAATCCACAGGTATTAGAAGAATTATGTGACGAGGATGAAAAAGATACAAAGACAAAGGTGTCGGCAAGTAAGAAAAGGCGTATAAAAAAGAAGGCCAAGGCCAATGCACAAATACAATCGCAATCCTAACCGCAATCTGAATATTTTTAACTCGTAAAAATCCTTTCTAATAGTATATGATTAAAATAACAAAATACATAAATCTTAAATACTTGTTGTTGAGTTTTATAGTGGGTTTGATCGCTGTATATTTGGTTTCGGAAGAAAATCGCATTGTGTATATTTATCCCACACCCGAAAATGTTGATTTGATGTTATATAGAGATAAAGCCAATCAATGTTTTGCATTTGAACACACAGAGGTTACGTGTCCGAATAATCCTCTTGATATTGCACGTGTTCCTGTGCAAGGGTAATATTTTGATGTTCATAATATATACAGGGTTATATATCATGAACTTGCGAAGATTGTTAAATTCAGAAATGGGGCGTATAATCATATCCATTTTAATGGGCATTGGTTTAGCCACTATGTTTAGACGCGTTTGCAATGATAAAAATTGTATTACGTTTAAAGGACCCATTTTAGGGGATATTGACGGAAAAATATATAAGCATGGAGAAAAATGTTTTTCGTATTCGGCAATTACTACACCCGAGGATAAAAATAAACGGACGGTGAGTATAGAATAAGGTAAAATCAATACTATAAAATCTGTATAATACAGTATAATGTCAGTTTCGACGACGAGCATTTCCGAATTACCTGAGAATGGTGCACAAGTTCAGGCACAGACTCAGCCACAGACACAAACACAGCACATATCCAATGAATTTTATGGAAATATAACTGGATCTCAAAAGGGTGCAGAGAATACAGGGGATAACACATATCAACCGATTAATGCACACCCTAATCCCTATGGAACACCCCCAGGTGCACCTGAAGGAATGCCTATGCCTGAAAGTTCTCCTCAAAGAACTCAACAACAGCAACAGTATACAGTGGAGGATTTACCTCCTCAGAGACTTCCATCAAGAGACATTCCAATGAACGTGTCGGAATATCAGCATGATGATAGAACGCAGGTGAATCATGTTCCCAAAGTAAAATTGACATCGGACTATATTCGTGAGTATGAACTGGCCAATGAAGACAAGTTGAGGGAGCATCGCGAGAAAAAATATCGCCAAGAGACGGCACATGATACAATTAGTGAATTACAGACTCCTATATTGATAGGAGTTTTATATTTTATGTTTCAAATGCCGATTGTAAACACATTGCTTCGCAAATATTTATCTTTTGCAAACATCTATAATGAAGATGGTAATTTTAGTTTTACAGGACTAATCATGAAGAGTGTTTTGTTTGGTGCTTTATTCTATTCAATGCAATCTGTTTCATCCAAATTAAGTCAAATATGATGACATTTCAATCTTGGACACACCTAGAGATAATTTGAATGGAATAGTAGACATATGAAAGAAACATTACTTTATTCAGGTCTACTTGAATATATATTTGACAAGGGTGTCCAAGATGGTTCTTAAGAAGTATCCCTTTTTGCGTTTTTTATAGACATACTAATCCAATCTTGGACACACCTAGAAATATTTTGAATGGAATAGTAGACATACGAAAGAATCAGTTGGTTTATTTGATACCATTCGGATATATTTTATAGGGTAGGTCCAAGAAAGGTATGAAAGTATCCAAATATGGGGTCGTAGGGGGTATCCCCCTACATCTTGGACACACCTAGAAATAAATCGAACGAAATAGAGATAACCTGTAAAGAACGTTTACAGGTTATCCTACTCATAGAAGGATATCTTGGACAAATCGGATAGAATAGATTTCGCTTTGAAAGTAGCTGGCGAAAATTGGAATCACAACTCTATGGGTGTTGTAGTGGAGTGTTACAAGATGGAAGATGTTATAGATAAGATAAAGGACACATCAGACAAAAAGGAAGTAGATCAGTTATGTGAAGAGTTACACACTCGTATCCACCGACTTATATGGTCAGGATGCCCTCTGGATCGGAAAACGAACATACATATCAATCAAGATGGTAGGTTGATAGATAGTAATGGTAATCTGGTCAGTGCAAGGTACTCTACATAAATGAAATTTGCTTTATCTTATCTAAAACATTCTTGCTCTTGCTATTACTCGTCTTTTTTTTCCTTACTTTTTTAGTCTGTTTACGTTCATCTTTACGTTCATCTTTACGTTCATCTTTACGTTCATCGGATTTACACGAAGATTTTTTTTCGCACGGTTGATAGCGCATAAAAAATTTATTATATTCATCCGTGTGACGTTTCTCCTTTAGCTCCTCAAAAAGTTTGGTTTTACGTGCACGTATACTTTCGATTGTTTCTTGGACACCTATACAGTCAGGACTAAATCGTTTCAACACTCCCCGTTGTGCCAGTTTATTTTTGCTTTGCAAATCAAATAAATATTTTGCCATGCATAGTATTCTATCATGGTAATAATAGTTGTTGTTAATATATAAAAAGGCCAAATAGAAACTCATAATCGTATCGATTGTTGCAATATTAATCTTGGACTTTTCAATAGTAATTGTATTGTAGTTATGGCAGGCAATGGGTTTGTAAATAAATCCCAGAATTTCATTTTTATACCGAATTTCAATATGTTCAGGAATCAAATCAGCGATAGCATCATGTTTGATTTGTTTAACTCCTTTAAACCCTTCATCGCCGAGTCGTTCAGTCACAATCTCTGCACATTTTTCAGGATCATCTGCAATGACATCGAAATCAGGAACCTTTGCAATTTGTTTTTTACTTTTCTTGGACATGTTCCCCGAATAGATACTGGATGCATACCCTCCGAAAAATACAACGCCGTAATTGATAAATGTGTTGCGCACAATAAAATAAATTCGTTCGGAGTCATCATTTGACTGCGCCATCTTACGTTGGAAATCTATGTTTTCACAATTATGGTCGACTTTTATCGGACGATATTGATTCAAAAGTGAAAGGCGTTTTAATACTTTTTCCCAACGACTTGTATCTCCAGCAGGTCTAGATAATTCCAAATACATACTCATTCTTAAAAAATTAGGCGGTGCATATCGAATTCCGCCAATGGAAATTGATTTTTTTGCGATATTTTTGAACAGTTCGGGTTGCATCACTGTAATATCTGCCATAGGAATAAAGTTGACAAACACTTTATATGTCCCTTCATGAACCCCTGACTTTGCTTCAACATCGTTATATCCAGCAGCGTAATAAATATCGGCCAATTCTTTCGCATCATCCACTGCATTGGGTGAGTAAAAATCATAATCCGGTATTTCCCTTTCATAGTTATAAAATTGTGCATGTTTGGGTAAAAGATTGTTGATGGCTGTTCCTCCATAACAAATAAGTTTTTTCTTATTTATAAATTTTTCTACAATATTAATCATATCTTCAATGGATTCATCGTTTCCCCGGTTTTTTCCATGAATCTCATCATTTGTATCCACTGCTTGTCGCAATACGGCCAATTCACAATCATTAAAGGTCATATTATTGGTACAGACATTGGGTATATATCTATTCTTGCGAGTTGCGTTTTTTTTCTTCATTACTTCGTATGGATATATTCTATATATTCTACTCAGAAACATTTTTCAACACATCTTGTATGCGCACGAACGCACTTTTACGCGTTTTAAATAAATCTTCATAGATGCGTAAATTCGTATCATTTTTATAAAATGCTTGTGCAACGACTTGTGCACCGTAATTTTGTACTAAATATACGCTATCAGAATTGGAAGTGCCATTAAAAAACCCTAAACTAGGTAACACAATACGGAATAAATACACATCGGGGTCAGGTGGGTTAATGGGTTGATATGTCAGTGCGTTTTCTGTATATACCCGTATCGACTGTGAATTGCTAACCATGTTTGCTAAAGAGGATAAACTAACGCAATCTGTATCGGGTGTACAGGTGGAATAATTTCGATAATCTGGAGAAGATTCTTGGTCAATGATGAGAATCACTTTACTCATAAATCGGGATATCTGAGTATCTAGATCTACATGTGCAGCGTTTCCTGTACTGTCAGTATATAGTTTGGGTCCAAGATTGCTCTTAATAATTTTAGCGATTTTCGAAAAGGCCGTAGACACGCGTGTTTTGATGCGAAGGTGAATAAACAAGGGATCTTTTTCATTTGGTGCTGTGTCAGAGAATGCATTTGACATAATCGTTGAAAATACACCGGCTAAAGAAACCGCGGGCGCATTTGATGTAAATGCATCGAGTGACTGTTTGTCTGCTGAATAAGCCACAACTGGAACATCATCTTTTAGATATACTTCCATGTCCAAGAACCGACACCCACGTGACAATACATACTTAATCATATTGAGATTCATATAACCACCCGTGTATGCACAGTTCGATGCAGACTTAATACAAAAATTGCGTAAAGCATTGTCTTCCGACGAGTCTAATCTTAAGTTCTGAATTCCCGGTCCGATTGAGGTGTTTTCCACACTCGTTAATTCTGCACGCTGTGCAGAATCGGGAGTATCTACAAATGGAGGGGGTATATTTGTTGGTTTAGTTTCTTTGTGTTTTTGGATCATGTTGTATATGACGTATAGTGTGATCACGCTAATGCCAAATATTAAAATATAGTCCAATGTGTCCTGTAGTATATTTCCATTGAAAAATCCCATCGTTTATTTGTAATATAGATTAAGATAACAAAAATATAAACAGGTGATACTATATAATCAATACTAAAAATATGCCAGGAGGTCTATTAAACATAATATCTGTAGGAAATGCAAATTTAATATTAACAGGAAACCCAAGTAAGACATTTTTTAAGGCAACATATTCCAAATATACTAATTTCGGGTTGCAAAAATTTAGGTTAGATTTCGATGGACTACGTGAATTGCGCCTAACGGAATCATCTAAATACACGTTTAAAATGAAACGTTATGGAGATTTACTAATGGACACCTACGTTGTAGTTAATTTACCGGATATATGGAGTCCCATGTGGATGCCGAGTAACGATACAGGAGGAGAATGGTCACCCTATGATTTTAAATGGATCGAAAATTTGGGTGCTCAGATGATCCAAGAAATCGAGATTACATGTGGATCAACTACATTGCAAAAATATTCAGGACAATACATCCATGCAATGGTGAAACGGGATTTTGATGTAAATAAGAAGGATATTTTTGATGCCATGACTGGAAATGTTCCTGAATTGACTGACCCTGCAAATGATCCACGAAGAACCCACACATCCCCGTTTCTAAATCATACTTATCCAACCGCAAAACATACGGATCATGCGTCGGGTGCCGAACCCTCTATACGGGGTCGAACTCTATATATACCTCTAAACGCATGGTTTACGTTAGACAGTCGCTGTGCGTTCCCTTTGATTGCACTTCAATATCAAGAATTGATTATTAATGTAACACTCCGCCCCATTCAGGATTTATTTCAAGTTCGCGATGTGTTTAATCCAACGGATAAATTCCCATATATAAAAATCCGTCCCGGTGAAAATCAGTTCCAAATGTATCGTTTCTTGCAAACCCCCCCTTCCATCGATATTTCGTCTGCCAATTATGCAAATAAAACGTCAACATGGGATGCTGACGTCCATATTTTAGCCACGTACGGATTTTTATCAGAAGAAGAACAATCGGTATTTGCTGCCGAAGATCAGGTATATTTAGTAAAAGATATACATGAATATGATTTTTTGAATCAAGTCGGTTCAAACCGCGTAAAATTACAGGCAACTGCGGGAATGGTTGCGAATTGGATGTGGTATTTTCAAAGAAATGATGCCTTTCTGCGTAACGAATGGAGCAATTATACAAATTGGGCATACAACAATTCGATACCATCCAATATCATCAAAGACCCTTCAAGTGGATTATATATAACCGGTGATTACAACCCGAATAATCAATATTCTATCTTGGAAACTCTGGGTATTTTATTCGGCGGGGATTACCGTGAAATAACATTACCTCGAGGTGTATATGATTACGTTGAAAAATATACACGAACACATGGGTTTGCGAATGAAGGTTTATATTGCTATAATTTTTGTTTAAATACAAACCCACGCGAATACCAACCATCGGGCGCGGTGAACGTAGGGCGATTTAAAACAGTCGAATTGGAATTTAATACATATAAACCTCCAATCGACCTCGACGGTTCAACTGTGGATATCGAATGTAATGTGGATGGAGAATTGCTTTCTGTTTCCAGAAAACCAGCATGGGCGCTATATGTATATAATTACAATCTACATGTGTTTGAAGAAAGATATAATATTTTGTCATTTGTGGGAGGAAATTGTGGGTTGATGTATGCCAGATAATTCGTGTTCTTTTTCAAGTTATATTGTATACTATAAATACAATATAACAATGAGTAAATGGAATAAAAAATGGAATAATGAAAAATCAAACCCAAACCAAAACCCACTCGAAAAAAAGAGCTATGGAAAACGTCATGAAAATCCCAAACATATTCCCGTATTCAAAGACCTTTATGATCAATCGGATAACGAAAACCCGCATATTAAACTGGATGAAGATGCAAATATACCACAATATAAGTTTTTCACACCTGCAAAAGATGATTCCACAATTATCGAGGGTTTAGAAAACAAAGAGGACGCAAATGAGGATGATGATACGATTAAACAAAATGTAGATGACGTCGTATCACGTATGTCGGACGCTACCAAAGTAAATCCGATTGCAAGTTTGGAATCTGACTTGTCAAATAGTTTAAACGGGTTAAGCAGTTTACAAAATTACGGAGCATCTTTATCAAACATGTCAACCGGTCTAGATTCATTAACCAATGTATCTGCCCCTGCACCTCCCATGAACATAAACTCAAAGGGCATTAAAAAAACGATGTCATCGATTACAGACTCCGCACGATCATTATCTGCTGTCATAACAAATGTGTTTACTACACTAGGACAGCAAATTCAGATAATGAAAATATACGTTCAATTATTTATGCTTCGAACAAATCGATATATTCGCGAAGTTATTACAAAAATCGCAAATGCAGTTACACAAAATACGGCAACAGAAAAAGAGATCGACATATTTCAAAACCAAACACAAAAATTCATCACAATCTTGCTTGTATGGTATTTTGTATATAACTGGTATTACATCATTTTTTTTCTCGAAGAAGAAGATAACGTGCGCTATACGTTTAATGTGGATAAAATACAACAATATAACAAATATTTATATGGTGCATTTGGTCCAGGTTTGCGTGTAATTGAATGGTTTAACTGGGCGATCCTATCCTTTTCCAAGTTGAAGAAATATTTACCAAATGCATTAATCATGTTTGGTATGTTTATTGTGTTTTATACTTTGGTTGAGATTAATTTTCAAACATCGTTGTTGCAAGATTTCTTTAATGCAATGAGGGGTCAATTCAGCGTATCATTACTGTCTATTATAGTCACAGTGATTGTTGTTATTCATAGTGTCAGTTTTTTCTTTGGTTCTGAATCAAATGGAGGTATTAATATGACCAGTATGGTATCGAGACAACAAACCATATTTTCAATATGTTTCTTTTTAGTATTATTTGTGTTGGCAATTATTGGATACAGTATGTGGACAATCGCCGTAAATATTCCGATGGGGATGCTTTCCGTAACCACCTATTTGGTTATTTACTCATTTATAGGGGTTATTTTTTATGAAGGATTTAATTTTATGAACATAATTACGGGTATAACGGATTCAATCGACACCATTGTTCCTGATTTAACACATGACGCGTGTAAACCCGATGCACCCATGTTTTCAATTGATTGGATAAAGCTTAAATTTATGCAGATATGGGATTTCATATCGGGGATTATTAATTTTGCGACAATGAATATGTTTGAAATATTAATTATATTGAATTTATTGGGAGGTATAGGTGTGTATAAAATGAATTGGGCGTCTGCAAGTGATGGAAAAGTCGGAATGGACTTATCTAGTCCAACGAATGTTGGAAGCACATTCAAACGATTATTCTTTTGGTTGATTATCATCAATTTGTTGATTATTGTTATTATGGGCATGTTTCTGTATCAAAAATATAAACTTATATCTGAACTAACATCCGGAACGGAGGGTGTATCAGATGTCGCAAAAATGGATGAAACAATGCGTTCACGCATGCAGAGTATGACGAATCCAAACGCAGATAGACGGTATAAAAGAAGGACGACCATGAATAGAACACCTGAACCAACCAATGATATAAGTCCTGTAGAGACGGTCCATGGAGCAAGTGTAGAACAAGAAACAGACACACAAACAGAACAACCCCAACTTACAAACCAAGAAACAGACACACAAACAGAACAACCCCAACTTACAAACCAAGACACGCTTCCACCAAAGGTCCTTATTTAGTTACATCATATTCCCGTTCGCGTAACCAAATATTTGCAACATATTTGTTTCCAGATATAACAGGCATTGCTTCATGTATGGACAATGGGTGACATTTATTGCCATCCTTTTCCAACGAATAAAACAACAAGGCATCCCCTGGTGGGAGTTTATATTTTGAATTTAAACGTGGGAAATGTGTATGGCCGCCATCATATCTATCATTAAGATACATAATCATGGTAACTACACGCTGCCCACCATTTTTTTCAAATTCCACACATTCTTTCCTATCATCACATGATGCATCATAATGCAGTTTATAAAAACCATCGGGTTCATATTTAAGCACCTGCATCTTTTCGGCATTCTCAAACGGTATATTTGTAATATCACATACACGCTGTATAATGGATTTTACCGTTGAATCTGTTTTAGGTAACCACGCAGTATAACTCTGACGAACCTGCGGCATATCTTCATTTACCACCGTGCTCTTTCTAAACATGGGTTCTGCCTTTTGCAAAATATAGTTCCGTTCCGACTCACTTAAAAACTGTGGATATGACTTCGGATAAATATAATCACTTGCCTGACTACAATACCCACGTCCTTTATACGGAATGAATTCCCAAGTCATATATACGGACACCGCCACTATAATAGAGAATAATATGACAAATAACCAAAACATAGACATGTATACACAATAATTATATTATGTATACATAACTTTTTCATAATATGTACATCTATATTGCATCGGAGCCCGTAAACCATCGTGTCATCTGTTCAAACAATACAAACGAAATAATCGAATGAGGTATTGTTTTTGACATCATGGCAAAAGTTCCTCGATAAAATCCCGACATCCCTTCTGTTCGAAGCGTATACTGTATAAGTTGAGTAGTCGTCTTTGTATTTTTTGGTTGCTGTACGCGCGATTTAATTACATCAATTGGATTACTTATTAGAACACCCGACAAGGCACCCACAGTGGCCGACATAAAATGTATATAACTCGAACCGGTCATAGAGGGATACGTATTTGTAAGCAAATTCTTCGTTTCCGAATAAAAAGACAACCGAACACTGTTGAAAGTAGAGGCTCGGAATATGGTCGCACTTGAACCCTTAAAAAATCCATATAGACCCTCCTGGGTATATATTGATTTCGCATGAGTAAGCATACCCATTGGAGGGGGATATTTATAAATAGCGCGCACAAGCAAAACCTCACTGGGTGTTCCGGTTATACCCCCAATACCCCCCGAAATTGCACCCATAATACCTTTATATGCAATATTTGGTTCATTTCCATATTTCAATCTATATTGTCGTAACATCTCTGAAAATAAAAACGTATTGGGTGCAGAGTATGTGAATTGCCGAAACAACCCTGTG